CCTAGGGGCCCCCCTGGTGCTCTGCCGCATGGGATGAGAATCCCGGAATAGCCCCAATTGCAAACCAGTGGCTTGAGCCACCGCTGGTAAGCAACGAAGGCGTGGTAGACACTATGTTAGGAGTTTTTGCTCCTAACAGCTCTACGTGATCCGAAAGGATTGCGTCGGTGCTTTGCACCGAAACAGCTATCCGCGAGTGCGGATAGTTCCTTCCGGATCGGGCTGAGGATAATTTCTTCAGCCCGATTCCGGGTCCGTAAGGGAGGACTATGCCAACCGTAACCACTAGTCGATCAGGCTTTGCCAGAAGGGAGGAACCTTACCTCTTTTCTGACAATGGCCTTAAGGTTGACAGTGGATGGTTGAATGTTGATCCTTGGTCGCAAACGACCACCAGTTGGAGAACTGGGGGACTTTATGAGTCCCCGGATCAACGCTATGAGGACATGACGGGTACCCAGCTTCGGTCGAATATCCGTGAAGAATACGCTCGCGCGTATGATTCCGGACATGAATTTTCGACTCAGAAGACTGTGGACGAGCAGACAACCTATCAGGTTATACTGCGCGTTAAACCGTCAACGGTTGAGAAGGTTTACACCGGGCCTATGCTGATTAACATAGCCCTAGTAAACCAGTCTCACACGTATCCATCGTACCAGTCTCATCTTCCCTCTTCGAATCAGAAGAAGTTAGATGGGACTAAATTATGGTCGATGGCTGTCCCCACGGCCAGTGAGGTTTCGCTTGCTGCGTTTCTCGGTGAGTTAAGAGAGGGTCTCCCCTCTCTACCGGGAAGTTCCGTTGGGAAAGCTCCAGGCCCTCATGCGAGTGCCGAAGAGTATCTCAACTGGAAGTTTGGAGTTGTCCCCTTAAAACAGGATCTCCAAAACTTAGCAAGGGGGATTGCTGAATTCCATAAAAGGGTTCAGCAATTCCGCCGTGACTCCGGGCGTAATGTCCGTCGTCACCGAAAGCTCGCTGAAACACGCACTGGTAGCGTCGTTCAGACACCTGTGTCAGCCACTGGCTACATAGGAATTCAACGGAAGAATCTCGTTGATGTCTTTGCGTCGGACTACTACCAGAGCGCGGGGAAGATCGATGTCTTTGACATTGTCGAGACAAAGATCTCGTTCGCAGGTGCATACACTTACTACCTTTCTGAGGCACATGATTTCCTCGGAAAGCTGGAAAGGTATGAACAGCTCGCTAATCACGCGCTGGGTGTTGAGTTTGATCTCGACACCGCCTGGGAACTAACCCCGTGGTCCTGGCTTGTCGGTTGGTTTTCGGACTCAAGTTCTTTCGTTAAGAACTTAGTCGCGATTTCCAACGACAATGTCGTGGCCCGGTATGCATACGTGATGCACCATATTAAGGTGACGCGTATGTATTCCGTGACTGGAATGCTTCTGAAATCAGGAGCATCCGGGCCCACGTCGTCGCACGCGTTTGAGACTTTTGAGTCTAAAACGCGCACGGCGGCTACCCCTTACGGGTTTGGCTTTAATCTGGGTACTTTGTCAAGTACCCAGAAGGCCATTCTCGGAGCTCTCGGGATAACCCGAGCACCGGGAGTCCTGCACTCCGCTTCCTAACATCCTGTTAGGAGCGCAGAGTTGGGATGTAATCCCTTGCAGGACGGGGGCGAACAACCGTTCGTCCCTACCATCGCTGATAGGAACGCTGCATGGCATTCGCCGATCCACAATCTGTCACAGTCAATGCCGTACCCATTTCTCTTCCGAGAACTGGGTCTGGCGAGTCGTCGGGGACTTTTACGTCCTCTGACGGTCTCTACCAGATGACGATTTCCCACGCCTATGGGCGTAGGAATCGTCGATCGGTTCGACTGTCTGGAGCCAAAATCTCCGCGGATCCACTGGTTCCTTCTCAGAACGCACGCTCATCGATGTCTGTGACATTGGTTTGCGATGTGCCTGTGAACGGTTACACAGTGGCCGAAGAGAAGTTCGTTGTCGATGCGCTAGTTGCGTATCTTACAGCGAGCTCTGGTTCCAAGGTCACCCAGCTTCTGGGTGGTGAGAGCTGACAGATCTCTCGCCGGTGGACGATCATGCTGAGGAATGAACCACCTAATCTATAGATTGGGGATTCATGAAAAGCCTGATCGCACTCCTTCGGTGCATCCTAGAGGAATCTGGGATGCGATGCGGCACTAGCACCACTCATGACCTCAAAACGGCCATGAGACGGATCGAACACGAGGGGATATCGTTTCTGACGATTTCCCTGGCTCGCTTCGGAAAGGACTTCACAAAGTCACTTGACGAAGGTCGTGTCGCTGACGCCTCTTTCGCTGGTTTCCAGCGAAGAGGAGCTCTCCCCGAATTTCTTCGAGGTTTGCTTCAGCGTGTGTTCGATCCTAAGTGCGGTCTGTTGCTCGATTCACCAGATATTGAGGCGATTCGATGCGTACGTCAGATTACTCTGATGTGGGCAAAGATTCTTCCTGATTCTTCTCCTGGCTTAGAGAAGGTCCGGTGTACTCCCGCGAGGGAGTCCGCTGCAATATCTGCGTGGATTGAGAGTGAGCAGGATGTACGTCGGGCCGATTCACTTCTCTTTTCTAAAGAGGGGTGGATCGAAGATTTCCAAAGGATCGGAAATCTTCTTTGGAGGGATTTCTTCTCGTCTGTAGACAATCGTCTCTACAACGAGTTGCTCTCTCCAAAACACGGGCCCGGTTCGACCGCTGACAAGCTTCGCGGCAACGCGAAGTATGAACTTGCCAGTTGGTCGGCCCGCTTGGAATCGATGTTCCCTCACTGGGAATATCCTATCCCGAGCGAGCGTCCCTATCTCATTGATAGGATACGCGACGTACAAATCCTCGAACCTAGGGATGAACCACCCGTAAGGGTGGTTATGGTCCCTAAAACGCTGGACGCCCCACGCATCATCGCCCAAGAACCGGCCTATATGCAGTATATGCAACAGGCTGTTCTCGCGGTGATGGTGCACGAGATCCCTCGTTTTTACCAGACAAGGGAATTCGTGCAATTCGTATCTCAAGAGCCAAACCAACGGCTCGCGAGAGAGGGTTCCATCACTGGGAACCTCGCCACACTCGATTTGAGTGAGGCTTCGGATAGGGTGTCCAATCAGCATGTACGACTCCTTGTCGGACGATATCGAGCGCTTAGAGAAGCCCTCGATTCGACAAGAAGCCGGAAGGCTGATGTACCTGGTCATGGCGTTAAACGTTTGGCCAAGTTCGCGTCTATGGGTTCAGCACTCTGCTTTCCCATGGAGGCGATCGTCTTTACGACTGTCGTCTTCCTAGGGATTGAGAGAGCGCTCAACAGACGCATGACCAACAAAGATATTCAGTCATTTGTTGGTCGGGTGCGCATCTACGGAGATGATATTATCGTTCCCGTAGAATATGTGCAATCGGTAATGTCGGCTCTAGAGGACTTTGGTTTCAAAGTCAATAGGCACAAGTCTTTCTGGAATGGAAAGTTCAGAGAGTCTTGCGGGAAGGATTACTACGATGGGCGAACGGTTTCTATTGTCCGCTTACGTAGCCTTCTACCGACTAACCAACGGCACGTTCGAGAAGTGGTGTCAACGGTTTCTCTACGTAATCAGCTTTTTGGAGCTGGTTGGTATAGAACTACCGCATGGCTTGACGAGGTTCTTGGAAGGATTATTCCTTTCCCCTACGTTGAGCCGACATCTCCTCTCCTTGGTCGTCATGGTACGCCTGAAGAGGTCCTAACTCAGGACTTCTACCATGACGATGACCTTCAACGCCCCTTGGTTAAGGGTGTTAGGGTCGTGTCACAATCTCCAGTATCCAAACTGGATGATTATGGCGCCTTGATGAAATGGTTCCTCTATACCAATACTCCTTTCGAGGAGTCTCCACGTAATCTCCCATGGTGGGAGGTCGAGAGATCTCCATTGGCAGAGGACCATCTTGAACGTGCTGGGCGTGCCAGTTCCGCTCGCATCAAGACTGGTAGGGGTCCCATTCGCTAATCTAGCGGATGGGACGCTGGGGATATCCCAGCTGAGGGAGCT